GTGCGGCATCGCAGTATCACCGGAATGCTGAGAGCTGCGATAGCGTTCTGTTTTTATTGTTGTTTTTGTCGTCGGGGGTGGCGGTGACGGATACGGTGATGGGGCCGGCCGGGGCCGGTGACGCGGCGGACGATATCCGCAACCTGAATGAAATTGCCCGCTTCTTTGATGCGTCCCTGCCCACGGTGCGGCGCTGGATTGATGACGGATGCCCGGTGAGGCAGCAAGGCGGCAACGGCGTGCCCTATATGCTGTCGGTGCGGGAGGTGGCGGATTGGCGGGCCGGGGTCGCCCGCGCCGAAGCGGAAGAGCGGGAGCGCAAGGCGCGCATTGATGACCAATTGCGGTTGGAGCTGGGGACCGATCGGTTAGCCGATGTGGGCGAGGCGGCGGCCCTGTCCCCGGTGCAGCGCAAGGCGGCGATTGAGACGGAATATGCGCGCGTCCGGCTGGCGAAAGAGCAACGCGAGCTGATCCCCTATGCCGATGTGGAAGCGGCTGCGGCAATCGCGGTCCAGCAATTCCGGGCGGCCCTGTCCAACATGGCGGAAGATTTGGGGGACGAGCTGGGCCTACCGGATGATGTGGTGCTGTCCTTGAAGGCGCGCATCGCGGTGCGTTTGGCGGACTTAGCGGATGGCTTGGCGAAATTAGGGGAGGGGTGACGATGGTAGCGCCCGCCGTGGGGTTCCGGCGGGGGGCGGAGCTGTTGGCGGTGGTGGCTGCCGCCATCCGGCCCCCGCGCAAGGCCAGCATTGCCGAGGCGGCCCGGCTGCATCGCCGGTTCAAGGTGCCGGGTGGCGGCTTCAAGCGCTGGGATGCGGACAGCTTCCCGCCGATGACGGAGGTCATGGGTTGGTTTGAAAGCCGCGACGTGACCGCGATTTACATCATGGGGCCGTCGCAGTTCGGCAAGTCGGAGCTAATGCTAAACGTGTCCGCCCATGCGCTGCTCTATGATCCGGCTGATATCCTGATCGTGCAGCCTACGGAGACGGCGGCGGCGGCCTTCGTCGCGCAAAAGCTGGACCGTATGCTTGATGCGTCGGTAGATGCGGACGGGCAGCCCTTGCGGCGGCTGCTGGCGACGGGGCGCAAGGCGGATACGGCCACCACGAAAACCGCGCGGTCCGGCATGGTGATCGATGTTACTTGGCCGACGGAAAACAACCTGTCGGCGCGGACGGTCAAATTCGGCCTGTGCGACGAACGGGACCGCATGACGGACGATGTGGGCGGGTCCGCCCGCCACAAGGGCGAGGGTGATCCGGTCCGCATGCTACGGCAGCGCATCAAGGCATATGGCCGGGATGGCAAGCTGTTGGTGGCGTGTTCACCGTCGCGGACGGATGGCACGGGTATCGTTGCCCTGGTGCGGGGTGTGCCGACATGGCTGGTAGCGGTCCAGTGCGACGGGTGCGCGGACTATTTCACGCCTGGGTATGATCCGGCGGGCCGGCCCACGGATGCCCATTTGCGCGTCGCATCATGGGATGATCCGGAGGCGGCACGCGCCGGGGCTTGTCTGGTCTGCCCGCATTGCGGGCATCCGCACGAAAAGAGCGAGCGGCGGCGGTTGCTGGCGGGTGCCCGCCTGTTGCCGCCCGGCTGTGAGCTGTTGCCGGATGGCACGATGCGGGGCGAGGTGCCGGCCGGCCGTGACCGGGCGGTGGCGTTCCATGGGCTGGTCAATCCGCAAGAATGCTGGGGCGATATCGCGGCGGCCATCGTGGCGGCGGAGCGTGAGTTTCAGGCGACGGGCAATGAAAACGCGTTGCGGACGGTGGCAAATACCGTCCTGGGTAGCCCCTATGTCTCCAAACATGCGGCCTTGCCGCCGCTAGAGGTGGATGATGTGCGGGCGCGGCGGGTGGATGGCTTCACCATGGGGCTGGTGCCGGCGGGGGTCCGCTATCTCACCGCGTCTGTCGATGTGCAGGGTAACCGGTTCGCGGTCGGTGTGTTCGGTCACGATGAATATGGTTCGATCTGGCTTGTTGACCGGTTCGATATCCTGACCATTGATGACCGGCCTATCAGTCCGCCAAGCCGGCCGGAAGATTGGGCCATCCTGTTTTCGCGCGTTCTGGAGGCGCGCTATCCGCTGGCGGAGCGGCCGGCGGTGTCGCTGGGGATCGCCACCACGGCAATTGATACGGGCGGTGCGCCCGGCACGGACCCGGCGGCCCGGCATTTCTGGCAATGGGCGCGGGCGCGCGGCTGGCCGGAGCCCTATTTGACGATGGTCAAGGGGGCGTCGGCGCCGGGGGCGGTGCCCCTGGCAAAGCCCACGCTGGAAATCGGCCCCGATGGGCGGCCGGTGGAGGGCGGCTATCGGAAATGGCTGGTCGGGTCGCACGGGCTAAAGGATGTGCTGGCAAACCGGCTGCGCCGTGCGGAAGCCGGCCCCGGTAGTGTGTATCTGCCGGCGGACCTGCCGGAGAGTTTTATGGATGAAATTCTGGCGGAGCGAAAAGGCGATGATGGCCGGTGGGTGAAGGTCCGCCGCGCGAATGAAACGCTTGATTTGCTGGTCTATGCCATCGCCGCATCCATGCGCATCCGTCCGGGGCGCATCAATTGGCGGGTGCGGGAGCTGTGGCCCCCGTGGGCGGCGCCGATGGCGGCGGAGCTGGCGGCGGTGGAGCTGCGCCGCGTCGGTGTCCGGCGGCTGGGGTGCGGGGGTGACCGGCCGGGCGGGGAAGCGGCCCCGGCCGGCGGGTCCGAGCCGGGGCCGGCCCTGGTGCCGGCCCCAAAGGCGGAGCCGATGCCGGCGGCGGTGGTGCGGCCGGTGGCGCAGAAACAGAAACCGCGCCCGGTGCGCCGAAGCGGCGGGTTCGTAAATGGGTGGCGATGATGATCCCTGACAGGCTGGTTTGTGGTGATAGCGCATCGATCCCGTTGCCGTTGGATCGATGGCCGGCGGCGGATGGGTGGCGGCTGGTGGTCCGCCTGTCCGGCATGGCCGGCGGCCGGTCCTTTGACCTGGTGCCGGATGGCGATGGGTGGGTGTGGCGGGTGACGGTGGATGATACCGCCGGCATGGTGCCCGGCACCTATGACGTGGGTATCTGGGGTGAGCGTCCGGGCGAGCGGGTGACCGTGCATCGGGGGCGGTTGCGGTTGCTGCCTGATCCCGCGACGGCGGCCGGCGGTGGTGCCGGATTTTGGGAGCGGCTGAAAGAGGCGTGCGAGGCGTCGTTGCTGCGCAAGGCGTCCAGTGACCAACAGTCAATGGAGTTCGCGGGCCGCAAGCTGTCCCGCTATGGCGTGACGGAGCTGACAGCCCTGTTGCGGGAGTGCGAGCGCCAGATTGCACAGGCGGAGCGGTTGCGGCGCGGGCAACGCGGCGGCCGGCGGGTATTGGCGCGCTTCGGCGGCTACTGAGGTAAAGGGGAGGCTGCATGTTCGGTAAGCTGTTTGGCGGGCGCCGTGCGGCGCCCGGTGGGGCCGGTGCGCCCGCGCGACGGGAGCCGCACGTTCAAAAGGCGTCACCGGGGCGGCGGTCTGCGGCCGGCGGTGGGGCCGGCTTCGCAGCGGCGGCGGGCGGGCACCTCTATGCCGATTGGGTGCGGCAAGGCAAGTCAACCGATGCCTACCTTCGCCAGCAATTGGCCGTGCTGGTGCAACGGTCGCGGGCGTTGGCGCGCAACAATGGCTTTGTTCGCCGGTATCTCTCGCTGGTGCAAAATAATGTCGTGGGGCCGTTCGGCATCCGGTTGAACAACCGGGCGCTACAGCGGCGCGGCGCCAAGCTGGATTGGAAGGCGAACACGGCCATTGAAACGGCTTGGCTGATCCAGCGGGAGAAGGGGAATTTCACCGTTGATGGGCGGTTGACGGCGACGGACGCTGAAAAGCTGTGGACAACCATGGTTGAGCGCGACGGTGAATGCTTCGTCCAGATTATGGAGGGGGCGCCCGGTCGTTACCGGTTCGGCGTCCGTTTCATCGCGCCGGAGTGCCTGGATTACCAGCTTTGCCGCGAGTTGCCCGGCGGTAACCGGATTTACATGGGGCTGGAAATCGAGCCGGTCTATGACCGGGTGGTGGCCTATTGGTTCCTGACCAAAAACCCCAACGGCGACGCATTCGAGGCGCGGGAGCGGCGCTATGTCCGGGTGCCGGCGGAGAATATCCTGCACGGGTTTTTCGCGGACGATATCCAGTTGCGGGGCGTGCCGTCCTACGTGTCCGGCATGTCCGAATTGAAGATGTTGGACGGGTATTGCGAGGCGGAGTTGATCGCCGCGCGGGTGGCGGCGTCAAAAATGGGCTTCTACCGGCGGACAGAGAAGGCGGACCCGTATAGCGCCCCCGTGGGCGGCTTCCCAGATGAAGGGGCTGAGGAGGGGGCGGGGGAGGGTGGCGGTGCCTATCCAGGCGGCCCGGACCTGATAGACGACATGATGCCCGGCACCATGCACGAGCTGCCGGAAGGCTATGAAGTCCAAACCTTTGATCCCCAGCATCCCAACGCGGCCTTTGACACGTTCGTCAAGGCGGCGCTGCGGGGCTTTGCATCGTCTACCGGGGCGGCGGGTTACCACTCGGTCGCTAACGATCTTAACGGGGTCAGCTATTCGGGGCTGCGTTGGGGCGCGCTGGACGAGCGCGACGGGTGGCAGGGACGCCAACAGCATCTTATCGAGCATTTCGCCCGGCCGATCTATCGGCGGTGGTTGCGGTGGGTGCTGGCAACAGGCCAGTTGCCCGGCCTGAATATCGATGATTTCGACCGGTTGTGCGCGCCCGTCTTCCGGCCGCGCGGGTGGAAGTGGGTTGATCCCAAGCGGGAGGCGGAAGCCAACCGGATCGAAATGGAGCTTCAAACAACGTCCCGTTCGGCCGTGTGCGCCGATAAGGGGGTTGATTTTGAGGATACGCTTGCCGAGCTGGCGGCCGAAAGGGAGCTGGCGGAGCGCTATAAAGTGCCGCTGTCGGTGGTGGATGCCGCATTGACGGGCGCGGGTGCGGTGCCGGTGCCGGTGCCGGATGATGATCCCGACAAACAGGAGGTTTGATGGTGGTGGCAGGGGAGGCCGGGCGGCGACATGCCGGCCCGGTGCCTGTCGCGCGTCCGAGTGGCGCGCGGCGGGCGGATTTGGTGCGGCTGGGCACCATGCCGGGGGCGCCGCAATTCCGCGCGGTGGAGTTCGAGCCCGGCACGGCGGCGGACGATGCGCAAGAAATCGACGTGGTGTTTTCGTCTGACACGCCGGTTGCGCGCTGGTTCGGTATGGAAATTCTGGACCATTCGGCCGGTGCCGTATGGCTGGATTGGTTGAATAGCGGTCGCGCCCATCTGTTGATGGAGCATGACCGCACGGACGCGGTGGGGATCATCGTCGCCGGGTCCGTGAAAATCGGCGTGGATCGTAAGGGGCGGGCGCGGGTGCGGTTCAGCAATTCCGCGCGTGCCCGTGAGATTTACGCCGAAGCGCGCGACGGGTTCCGGCCTAATGTCAGTGTCGGTTACTGGATCTATGAAATCCAGTTGGAGGCCGTGCGCGATGGGGTGGAAACCTATCGGGTGCTGTCATGGGAGCCCTATGAAATCTCCCTGGTGACGGTGCCGGCCGATATGGCGGCGCAAGTCGAGCGCGCGGCGCCCGCCGCGCCTACCCATGAAATCACAATCTTCGGAGATGAAAGCATGCGTGCATCTTTCGCGGCGCCGCTGTCCGGTGCCCGTTCGGCTTCTGTGCAGCCCGAGCCGGCGGCCCGTGGGGCGGCCCCGGCCGGTGGTGACCCCGTCGCGGCGGAGCGGGAGCGCATCCGCTCCATCACCGCTCTGGGCCGCAAGCTGGGCTGTGCGGCCGAAGCGGAGCGGATGGCCTTTGAGGGTCGCTCCGTGGCGGAGTTCCAGGGGTGGCTGGTGGAGCGCGCGGCGGAGCGGAACGAGGCAAGCCCGCTTCGTCCCAATTCTGAAATCGGCATGGGTGCGCGGGAGGTGGAGCAATATTCGCTCTTCCGGGCTATCCGTGCGGCGGTAAGTCGGGATTGGTCGGGTGCCGGGTTGGAGCGCGCGGCGTCCGATGCTGTGGCGCAACAGGTGGGCAAAGGCGCGCGCGGCTTCTACATCCCGCGCGACGTGATGACGCGCGGCTTTCTCCCGGTGGGGGCGGGTGCCCGCGCGGGGGAAATGTCCACCGGCAACACTGGTGCGCTGGTGGCGCAGGAACATCATGCGGGCGAATATATCGAGCTGCTGCGCCGTCGCACGGTCGCGGGTCAGCTTGGCGCGCGGTTGCTGTCGGGGTTGGTGGGGGATGTCGATATTCCCAAGCTGTCCGGCGGGGCGCGCACCTACTGGCTGAATGAAGGGGTGGCCCCCACGCGGTCGGCGCTGGCCGTCTCCAATGTCCTGATGAAGCCGCGCACCGTCGCGGCCGAAGTGGGGTTGACCCGCCGGCTTCTGCTTCAGTCCTCCCCCAATGTGGAAATGCTGGTGCGGGAGGATTTGATTGCCGCCACCGCGCTGAGTATCGACCGGGCTGTGTTCCATGGCACGGGGTTGGATGGGGAGCCGCGCGGCATCTTTTCCACGCCCGGCGTCGGCGTGGTCTCGCTCGGTCCCGACGGGGGGCCTATCACCTATGAGGCGTTGGTTGACATGGAAACCATGGTCAGCGCTGGTGATGCGGATATCGGCAATCTTGCCTATGTCACGCACGCTTACGGGCGCGGCGCGATGAAGAAAATCCCGCGCTGGGCCGGGTCGGATCGGGCTATCTGGGAGGGTGGCGAGGTCAACGGTTATCGTGCTGTCGCCACCAATCAAATCCGCGCCGATTTCACCAAGGGCGCGCATTCCACGGCCGATCTGGTGGGTACCGGGTTTGGCAATTTCGCTGACGTGCTTATCGGTGAATGGGGCGTCGTGGATGTGAAGCCGGACGAAGCCGGGGACGCGGCGGCCGGCGGCCTGATCCTGCGTGTGTTCCAGGATGTGGATGTGGGCATCCGCCATGAACAGTCGTTCTCGATCATTAATGATATGTTCCGCTAAGGCGGTGCTGTCCTGATGGTTTCCAACCTGCAAAGGCCGGCCCGCCGCGTGCGAGGCCGGCCTTTGCCGTTCCAGGGGGTAAAAAGATGCTGGTCAAGTTCACGATGGGGTGTGTGGGGCCGGGTGGCGTTGATCGCCGCGCGGGTGAGTGTGTGGAGCTGGAGGGGCGCGACCTGCAAGCCTTCATGTTGCGGGGGCAGGTGGTGCCCGTGACGGAGGCGGAAGCGGCGGCCCTGTCCGGTGAGGGGGCGGGGGGCGATGATGGTCCGGCCCTGTCCGGTGAGGGGGGCGGTGCCGATGGTGCGGCCCCGGCTGGCAAGGCTGGTAAGGCGGCCAAACCGGCGGGGGCGTGATGTTTGGCGCCGATGATATCGCGGCGCTCTATGAGGCGGCCGGTGGATGCCCCGGCCGTTACCTGCCGGCCGGCGGCGGGGTGCCGGTGGATTTGCCCTGTGTGCTGGTGTCTGAAGTGGAAGCCCCTGCCACCCCGGCCGGGGTGCCGGGGGTGCGCCGGGTGGCGCAATGGCCGGCGGGTGCGCTGGTGCCGCCATGGGCGCGCGGGGATCGGCTGGAAATAACCGCCGGCCCCTTTGCTGGGGTGGCGGATATCCAGGCGGTGCGGCCGAGTGTTGACCGGCTGGAAACGGTCGCAACCTTGGGGGTCTGGTTATGAGGTTGGCGCTGGCATTGGAAGGGCGGCTTGGGGCTGCGATGGCGGCCGAAGCCAGCGCACTGGAACGCGGCGCTGCCGCGGCGACGGTGGAGGCCACCGCCAGCGCCAAGCAGGCGGCCCGGACCCGTGTCCGGGCTGGGCTGCCGGGGAAGTCCGGGCGGCACATCAACGCCATCCGGTCCCGGACCTATACCGGCCCGGCGGCGGCCGGCCGGCCGGCCGGTATCGTCTATTCCGTCTTGGGGCGGGGCAAGGGGGCCGGCTTTGTCGATTACCTCGCCCCGCATATCAAGGGCGGGGTGATGGAGCCGCGAGCCGGCGGCGATGGCGACACCGGCCGTTATCTGGTCATGCCGGTCAAGGGCGTCTCCCGCCGCGTCGCCAAGGATAAGCGCGCCTTGGAGGGGCTGGGCACTGATCCGGCCTTGCGTCTGATCCCGCTGAGTGGTGGGCGTTATCTCTTTGTCCGGGGGGCGCGTGCGAAAAAGGATGGCTCTTACCGGGCCGGTGCCCGTGTCACGATCCTGGCCATCTTGGTTCGCCGCGTGACGCTGCGCCCGCGTGTGGATATTGCCGGCGTGCGGGAGCAAGCGGGGGCGGAGCTGTTGCGCCGGCTGGCGGCAAAGGTAGGGGGCGCGAATGGATGATGTGCAAGAGCGCGCGCTATCCGCGTTCGCGGCGGCGCTGGCGGATGTGGAGGGGGTGCGGTGCTACCGCAACCCGGAATTTGACATGGTGCCGGCGGAGATGCCGGCCCTCGCTATGGTGGATGGCGGCGACGATGTGGAGCCGGCGGATACCGGATCGATCTACACAGATATCCGGGTGACGGTCGGTGTCTATGTCGCGGCCGGTGGTGGCGGTGCGGCCTTGGGGCCGCAATTGCGGCTGTGGCGCCGTCGCATTCTGGACCGCATCACCCCGGCGGCCGGGGGGTCCGCCACCCTTGGCGGGGCGGTGGTAGAGGTGCGCTATGACGGGTCGGCTGATCCGGCCGATATCGTGGCCGGTGATACGTACCTGTATACGGTGTGGCCCCTGAATTTCCGGTTGCGGGTGATGGAGCCGCTTTAGAGATCCGCCACCGCCATTTCTGGCGGTGTGATCCTACCGCCATTTCTGGCGGTGCCGGCCGATATGGCGCCCGGTGCCGTGTTCGTTAACCGCCCGCCGGCATCCGCCGCGCGGGCTTTGCTATGAGGGGTGCGATGTCCGATTACTTGACCCGATCCGCTGTCGCTGGCGTGGCCCTGGAAGCGGTGCCCGGTGTGTCCGTGATGCCCGCCTATGCGTCCGATCTGCTGGCCCTGGAAGGGCTGGAAATGGGCGGCAATTATGAGACAACGGCGACCGATGAATATACGGGGTCGCTGGATAAGAGCCCCGATATCCCGGCCGGCGGCACGCGCCCGGTGAAGGCTACGGCGCTCCTGAAAGGGGCGGGGTTGGCGTTGGCGGCGGCCGGCACGGCGCCCGCCTATGGCCGGTTGCTGGAAGCCTGTTCGATGGTGCGCCATGCGCTGCCGGCGGCGGTGGCCGGCACGGTGACGCAGGCGACGGCGAACACGGTCACCCTGTCGAGTGTCGCGGGGCTGGCAAAGGGGATGCCCATCACCATTGCCGGGCAGCGGCGGGTAATCGCCGGGGTCGCCGGGGCCGTGGCGACCATCTATCCGGCCTTGGACCCGGTGCCGGCCGATGGTGCCGCCTTCACTGTGCCGGCGGGCAATGTCTACCGGGCTGCGTCTACCGGGCTGAAAAATGCCACCATCGCCCGGTGGCGGCGGTCGGTGTCCGGGGGGCCGGCAAAGCTGTCCGTCGCGCCCGGCTGTGCTGGTACGTTCTCGGTGGAGCTGGCGGCGCGCGGTGTGGGGCGGATCAATTTCGAGCTGACGGGCGGCCTGCTGCCCGATGTCGAAATTGCTGATCCGGG